GACCTAAGTAAATTTAGAAAGACCCTGACCAAGAGTATTGATGGTCTTGGCATTGGGTTTAATGACCCGACTGATTGGGTCAGCACAGGTAACTTTGCGCTGAACTATCTAATCTCAGGTGACTGGAACAAAGGTATTCCTTTGGGTAAGGTTACTGTGTTTGCTGGCGAATCTGGCGCTGGCAAGAGCTATATCTGTTCTGGAAACATTATTAAGAATGCACAAGAACAAGGTATCTATTGTATCTTAATCGATACAGAAAACGCACTGGACGAGCAATGGTAAAAGACCTTGGCGTTGACACCAGTGAAGACAAGTTGCTTAAACTCAACATGGCCATGATTGATGATGTTGCTAAAACAATTCATGAATTCATGACAGATTACAAAGTAATGGAAAATCGTCCCAAGGTCATGTTTGTCATAGACTCGCTGGGTATGTTGCTGACCCCCACTGACATTAACCAGTTTCAAGCTGGTGATATGAAAGGCGATATGGGCCGTAAGCCAAAAGCATTAACTGCATTGGTTCGTAACTGTGTTAACATGTTTGGTAATCACAATGTTGGAATGGTATGTACTAATCACACATACGCAAGCCAAGATATGTTTGATCCAGATGACAAGATTTCGGGTGGTCAAGGTTTCGTTTATGCATCAAGCATTGTTGTTGCTATGAAGAAACTCAAACTTAAAGAAGATGAAGACGGCAACAAGATTACTGATGTCATGGGTATTCGTGCATCATGCAAGATTATGAAAACTCGTTATTCAAAGCCGTTTGAAACATTGCAAATTAAGATTCCGTATTCAACAGGTATGAATCCATACAGTGGTCTAGTAGATATGTTTGAAAAACAAGGACTGTTAAAACAGTCTGGCAACAGGCTTGCATGGATTGATCCAGAGACAGGCGAAGAATTCAAATTCTACCGAAAAGAATGGAAAGATGATAAATTAGATATGATAATGGCAAAATTCCATATCAAGTCTTTAACAACAACTACCATTCATGAGGAGATAGACGAGAATGTTGAATGAAACACAAATTGGTGATATCTGGTTAAACTTTGTTGAGTACCTTGACAAGAAACAACTTGAAAATGTAGCAGAGCGATATATTGACTTGCTTGCAGACTTTGGAGTCAGCGATAAAGTAATGAAAGGTGCAGTGGGCATTGACGATACACTGGACCAGGCCATTGGTTATTATCTCGACGACGAAGACGAAGACGACAGCAACTATAAAGACATGGAGTTTTAATGGGATGGTATACTAAGATAGCCAAGGATATTAGTCATATCCCCGATGCGGCTGAATACTTTAATACTGAATTGCTTTCGGCCAAGTCTGAAATTAAACTGGCTGGCAATTTAGAAAAGTCTTCAGCGGCACTGCCTGGTATTGTTGAACATAGATTTGGACAATTACAGGAAATTGAAGCTATCTTGGAATACCTGAACATTGAATTACGCCGGTTAAAAAGCAGTCATTTCCGCAAATATCTTGAAAATTATCAAAGAGCATTAAGCTCTAGAGATTGTGAAAAGTTTGTAGAAGGTGAAGCTGACGTGGTAGACTTTGAAAAAATTATAAATGAATTTGCACTGCTACGCAACAAATGGTTAGGCATTACCAAGGGTCTTGATCAAAAGCAATGGCAAATTACCAACATTGTAAAATTACGTATAGCAGGTATGGAAGACGCAAGTCTTTAATCAATTCCACCAAAAGGTGACCAATAGGCCTTAAATAATATTGAGGCCTATTTTTTTGTCTATTTTCTTTGACAAACAACAAAAGTGTGTTATAATAATTCATATGATAACTATAGACGAAATACTATTAAATATTGTAAATCAAACTAATCCTACAATAGAAGATTTGATGCCGGCTAGAGATAGCCGAGTGTTACGTAGTCTTGCAACGTCAGTTAATTCACATTATTTCATAACTGAAAATCAATCCAACTTGATTTTAAAACTGTTCAAAGAACATAAAAATTCTTTAGTAAAAGTAGTTGATAACATATCCGAACTAATTGTAGACCCAAGTTGGTCAAAATCTTTTAGACAGATTGAAGAGTATAAAAAATTACAGTTGTCTAAAAACGAAGACAGCGAACCAATTTTAAGTATCTATTTTTCGTATTCTTCTAACATACGAAAAATATTACAGACTAATTCAAATAAGATAGAAGGACTTGTACAAACACATCCTGCTAAAGGTTATACTGCAACCTTGACTGAACACAACATTGTATTTCTTGTAGAGCTACTGACACCTTTGCAATTTGAAATAGATGAAGATATTATTAATCATTTTACAGTAATTAAAAGTTGGGACAAAAAAGAAATTGAAGATAGATTTTTAATTACAAATATTGAAAATCAAAATTTTCATAAAAGTATCACTAGTGACCTTGGAGTTGAAACAACTTTAAATAATGTTATTATCAAAGATAGAAGTTTTAGATATCAATACACTTTTAACAACACAGAAGAACAACCAGTTTCACTAGCTGGTGATATTGCATACAGAGAAACATCTAGAATATGGGTTGACAGTGCAGTTTACAGTTTAAAACAACTGATAGCTTCGTTAATTGAATTACAACGTACTCCGGTGCTAATGGTGTTTCCAAACTGGGATTCTGATACTGTGTATAAAAATATGGTCATACTAGATTCTGCACTAAAGGAAAACAATGTCAACTCAAACGTTGGTATGTATTTTAGAATGGATAATCAAGGACTGGGCAAGGATTTTAATCAGCTCATAGCCACTAACAAATACAATGCTCAATTAAACAATGACACAGCCATTGTGGGTATTCAAGCTGGAAAAATTCCTAAATTTCTTTTAAAAAGTAAATGGACTCCAATGAGTGTAATTGTGTTGGACACTATACGAAATAACAAATCTATGGTGTATGCCAACTGTTGCGACTTAGTTATATCATATTCCAATACAAAACCAGTGTTGGACCCAAAGGCAAACTATGTCAATTAAATTAATAATCAAAGACGAAGTTAATATTAAATTAGAAGGCTTACCGCTTGATGCTCGTAAGAAGCTAGCCAACTCTTTTAAATATGAAATTCCATACGCACGATACCATCCAGCATTTAAGTTGGGCAGATGGGACGGCATGGTTAGTTTGTTTGGACTTGGCGGCAACGGCTACCTTAGCCAATTAGAAGCAATATTTGGAATTCTAAACAAGCTAGGCATAAGTGTAGATGATGTAGAAGATTTACGCACAACAAGTGCAATTTCATTTGAACCAGTAACAGAAACATACTGGTCGGACCAAGGCAAAGTATGGCCCAAAGGTCATCAGCAGGCCGGCCAACCTATCATGTTACGTGATTATCAAGTTGATGCTGTCAATACGTTTTTAACCAATACACAATCACTTCAGGAGATTGCCACAGGTGCTGGCAAGACTATTACCACTGCAACACTGAGTCAATTGGCAGAAAAATACGGACGTACAATTACTATTGTTCCTAACAAAAGTCTAGTGGAACAGACAGAAGAAGATTTTATTGCAGTTGGTTTAGATGTGGGTGTTTACTACGGCGACCGTAAAGATCTTAACAAAACACACACTATATGCACTTGGCAAAGTCTCAACATACTAGACAAGAAAAGCAAAAATCATGAAGATGATATAGTAACACTTGCAGAATTCCTCGACGGTGTTAAGACTGTGATTGTTGATGAAGTACACATGGCCAAGGCCGAAGTATTAAAGAATTTACTCACACAAAACTTATGTAATGCACCAATACGCTGGGGACTAACCGGAACAGTCCCAAAAGAAAAATTTGAATATGAACAAATTTTTGCCAGTCTTGGCCCCGTGGTTGGCGGAATTAAAGCTCACGAACTTCAAGATATTGGTGTACTAAGTACATGTCACGTAAACATAGTACAGCTAATTGACTTACCTGAATTCAAAGCATACAGCGATGAATTAAAATATCTTGTTACCGACGACGACCGAATGATTTATGTCAGCAAACTAATTAAAAAAATATCACAATCAGGCAACACACTAGTTCTAGTTAATAGAATCGACTCAGGCAAATTTATTATTAATGAAATTGAAGACGCAGTTTTTGTCTCAGGCGAGGTAAAAACCAAAGATAGAAAAGAAGAATATGACGAAATTAAAACAAGCACTAATAAGATTATTGTGGCGACTTACGGTGTGGCCGCTGTGGGTATT